GAAGAAAATTTACACCTAAAAAACCCAAAGGTAGGAAGTAATGCCTGGTGGACTCAAGAAGAAATCATTAAGAACTGAATTAGATTTAACTCCAAAACAAAAAATGTTTGTTGAAATCTATGTTAAAGATTGGGGTTCTATTACACAAGCTGAAGCTCTGAAGCGTGCAGGCTATGTGTGTACCAATGAAAAAGATTATGGATCTGTTGCATCTAGAATGTTATCTAGAAAACACAGCCCTCATATAGCAAATTATTTTGATAAACTGTTTGATCTTGAAAAAAAGAAATATGAAAGTGACAACCTTAGACGATTCAAAAGGTTAGAAAGAATTGCTGACAAAGCCGAAAAAGATAAACAATATGCTGCAGCTATAAATGCTGAGTATAGATCTGGTCAACTAGCAGGTGCTTATGTTGATAGAAAAGAGGTTACTGTCAGTGGTCTGGAGGGTATGTCACGTGAGCAACTTGAAAAAAAGCTTGAGGAATTATCAAACAAGATCGATGGCTACAATGCCAAAACGATCCAAATTGAGTCCGAAGACGTTACAGCAATTGAAGAAAGCTAGTTGGTCTGAGTGGTTAGATGTTTTTAACCAAGTACATAATTCTACGATTACTACTTCAGTTGGTAAAATTAAGGTAGTGATTGATGATTAAAAAGAAACGACAACAATCTAAAATACTTAACTTCGATTTTAAAAATCTCGGTAATATAATTGATGATTACCCATTTGTAGAAATAGAGTGGCTTGATATCGAAGGTGATGCTGGTTGGTCGAGCACAAAAGATTTAAGCAAAGAACAATTGCCTGTATGTGTATCTAAAGGGTATTTGTTAAGTCAAAAGAATGGCATTACAAGAATATTTAGTGATTACATTAAATCAAAAGATAAGCCTACATTTGACAATATTGGTAATACAACTATTATTCCAACAGCAGTGATTAAATCAATTAGGAAAATAAAAATATAAAAAACTTACTCAATCATGTCTAACAAAAATGGGGAAACTAGACTATGGCAGAAAGTAAAAAAAGGACTGACTGATTGCTTTCTTACCCGCATAGAATCTAGCACAATTAATGGTATTCCTGATATTCATGCTGTTACAGATTCACAGGTTTTTTGGATAGAACTCAAATCAGATTCATTAAGTTATCCTAAGCTTAATAAGTGGCAGATTGTATGGATTAACAAATATATTATGGCAGGTGGCAAAGTAATTATCTTGAAAGAGACCCTCTTGCAGAAGTCTCTTAAACTGTACAGACCGGTGTCCGTGTTTACTGATGCTCGTTTACTGATCCCGTTTGCCTCGTTCTCGTTCCCGTTACAATGGCCAACGGTCCAGCGAAGGATGCTGCAGGAGCTGGGATCTCCTTCGGAGGCAGCGTAATCCTCGTTCTCGTTTCCTGGCCACCGTTTCTTTCCTCTTTGTTTACGGTGGCCTGGTGACGGGACCAGCAGCTCAGGTCTCGTTTCTCGTTCTCGTTTATGGACAAACCTCGTTCTCGTTTACTGGCCAACGGTGACGTCCCCGCAGCGTGAGCTTCAGGGGGTGCTGGGATCTCCTTCGGGAAAACTTCGTGGTTGACAGGTATCCCATGATGTCGTATGGTCAGACAAACAAAGGAGAAACAATGGCAATAGATTTCGATGCCCTCGATCTCGTTCGAGGAGAGAACAAAGCTCGTTCCTACAACAAGAGAGTAGATGAGCTACAGCAGCAGGTGACTGACCTTCAGGAGCTGGTAGAAGCTGTGGTGAAAGAACTTCCTATGGAAAAGAAATGGTCGTTTGAAGAAAGATTAAAAAAAATCAAAGAAAGGCCTTGACAGGTATCCCATCGTATCTTATATGTAGTTCGTTAACCAAGGAGAACACATGAACAAAGACAAAGAAAAAGAGAAACCTGCTAAGCAAGAAGACAAACCTGAAGAAGGCAAAGTATACGCACTGACCGGTGGCCCGGGCACGCGCTGCATTGCAAACGGAAATACATGGAAAGACTCGGAGGTGAAGGATGACTGATGATCTGAAGGAATGGTTTCTGATGCCAAGCATCAAGGAATGCCTCGCTGAGTACGAAAAGCAGGATCTAGGTTTAATTGCAGACATTGCTAAGCACGGCTGCTCAGGAGGTGTCGCTGGTATTATATACTACGACGAAACAACTTTGTTTCATGATCACCATCAGGAGGAGATCTGGCAGCTGGTCCAGGATCACGCGGATGCAGCTGGACTGAAGAATGGTGAGTTTCTACAGCACATATCTAAAGATCCAAGCTCGTTGAGGCATTTACTCAATGATCTCGTTTGGTGGGCGGTCGAAGTTCGGGCTCAGGAGCTGCATGAACTGGCACCTGCAGCTGGAGCTGAAGCGTGACCTTCGCTGTCGTTTACTTGTGCCTTCTGTTTATGTTCCCAACATTTACATTAGCGGGCACTGGGATCCTGATGCTCTCGCTCGTTGGAATCTTGTGATGTCCTATCTCGGTCTCGTTTGTAGAGTTGCACCCCCCGCAGCAGAGATTACTGCTGGAGTGCAGGACTGGCGCTGGGAAGCTGTGGTAAAGCTCGGTGTCGTTTGAGCGAATGGATAACATTTGTGTTAGATTACTATGGAGTTTGGCACCCGTGCAGATGCACCTGCTGGTAAAAAATTTGGTTTCTACTTTAGAATAATTCTAAAAGATAATTGTTGCAAAGGTATATAAGATACGATAAGACATTAGGATTAAACAACAAAGGAGAAAAGTTATGGGACTAGATCAACACGCACACCTACGAGGTCAAAAGGTAGATTGGGACAAATACTACTCTGATGATCAAGAGGAACAATCAAAAGTTTTTGTGTGGAGAAAACACGCAAGACTTCAACAGTTCATGTCAAAGAAATGGGACGAACAAAACCAACACCATGAGCATGACGGAATGTTATCACATTTAGGTTTTAATTCTGATTGTGAAGCCCCTGTCTATATCACTCAAGAGGTTGCCAAAGAATTAGCCGAACAAATACAAGAGGGTTATAAAGATTATGTAGCTGAAGACGGATTTTTCTGGGGGCAACAGTTCCAAGAGGATAGTGTGAAAGAGTACAAGGAACAAGATATCAAGTTCCTTAAATTTTGCGAACAAGCTATCAACGATAAAAAGGTCGTTGAATATTGGTGTAGTTGGTAATGGCTAAAGATAAAATTAACGAGGCGACTACTGTCGCCTCGTCTCGTTCTCGTGGTGGAAATAAGAAAGATAATAAAACTAAACAACAGCAGGGGACGGCACGGGAAGAAAAAATAATATCAATAATAACTGATGAGGACACAAATGCTTTTAGTGGTTTTGCTAAATTTTTGGAACAACACTTTAATGAATATCTTAAAAAAGAAATTAAAAAAAGTTAAATTAACTATTGAATAAGATTTGATAAGATATATAAGAATAGAGTATTTATAAAAATACATAACTTAACAAAGAGGTAAAAATGCAAAACGCAAAAAAGCTAAAGCAAGACGAAAAAAAAATAGTTCTTGCATATGCAACATTAAAGCTAAAAGCAAATAGACTTAACAAAGAGTTAGATAGTATGAAAGAACACGTTGTTAATCTATTTGATAGAACAAACCAAAATCTAGTTATTGTTCAAGATGAGCATGGAAATAGTTTTGGATTGCAAAAGATTAACCGAGTTAGAAAATCTTTTGACAAAGATAAATTTAAATTAAGTCATTTAGATTTATGGAATACACACCAAAAACAAATTGAGTATTGTGAGTATAAAGCTATTGGCGAGGTATCAAATGCCCAATAATGATTTGATCAACATAGCTAATGTATTGAGTGAGAAGTTAAACTCTAATGCACCTACTTCACTTGCTGACATGGTGGTGGACAATGGACAGAAAAAACAACTCAACTATGAAATAATGTTCCAACTGTTAATGGGCGAGTGTGAAAAGCACATACTTGAGAACGTTGGCAACCCTGTTGTAGATGAGTTCAAAGACAATGTACTTAAGAAGTTTAGTACACTTGTTCAAGCCATACATAACAACGAATAACTAACCCATAACCAATGGCGTCTTAACTGACGCCATTGGTGTATCTATCCTATACCTTGCATAGCAAGGCTCATAATCAATCTTAAAATCGTTTTTAGTTTTTACAGCATCAGGTTTCGCGTTGCTGTGCTGGGTTTTTTGAGGCGAAAGGGTTTACAAAGTAGGATATACAAATATACTAGGGTCCCAAACGAGATGAAAATAGAAAACTTAACTGAAGACGAATTAAAAGATATTATTCTGAAAAAGCAGTTGGAGTGGATCAAGTTATGCCAGGATAATTTTTTAATTTTTGCAGAGTCTGTTTGGCAAGATTTTATCTATCGTAAAACAAAGGACCCAAAGAAGTATGGGCACCATCAAATTATTGCTGAATCGTTTCAAGATATTGCAGATGGTGATGCAAAGAGGCTCATCATTAATATGCCTCCTAGACATACTAAATCAGAATTCGCATCTTATTTATTCCCCGCTTGGTATATTGGAAAGTATCCAAAGAAAAAAATTATGCAGGTATCACACAACGCTGAACTAGCTTCAAGGTTCGGTAGCAAAGTAAGAAATTTAATGAACACCAAGGAGTATAAAGAAATATTTGGAAATGTTACATTAAGAGAAGACAGTAAAGCAAAAGGCAGGTGGGAAACCAATCATGGTGGTGAATACTTTGCAGCGGGTGTTGGCGGATCTATCACAGGTCGAGGGGCCGATTTGCTTATCATTGATGATCCACATACGGAACAAGATTCCTTGTCCGATACAGCTATGGAACGTGCATACGAATGGTACAGTTCAGGACCCAGACAACGTTTACAACCCGGTGGCCGTATTCTTGTAGTCATGACTCGTTGGGCTACTGACGATCTTACAGGAAGGTTGGTTAAAGCACAGAGTGGTACTAAAGCAGATCAATGGAAAGTAATTTCTTTTCCAGCAATCATGCCTAGCGATAAACCTGTGTGGCCTGAGTATTGGAGTAAAGAAGATTTAGATTCTGTGAAAGCCTCAATCTCTACAAAAAATTGGAATGCACAATACATGCAGGACCCAACCTCAGAAGAGGGTGCAATTATAAAAAGGGAATGGTGGCAAGATTATAATAACGAGCAACTTCCAAGATTACTACATGTTATACAATCTTATGATACTGCATTTTCTAAAAAAGAAACTGCTGACTATTCTGCTATTACTACTTGGGGGGTATTTGAACCTGTAGAAGGTTATGAGAAAGCAATTATATTATTAGATGCTCAAAAGGGGCGTTATGATTTTCCAGATTTAAAAAATGTTGCATTAGAGCAATATCATTATTGGGAACCGGAAACCGTGATCATTGAAGCTAAAGCTAGTGGTACACCATTAATTCATGAATTAAGACGTGCAGGTATACCTGTTGTTGATTATGTTCCAGCTAGAGGACGAGACAAACACACTAGAATAAATAGCTGTGCACCTGTATTTGAGTCTGGTATGGTATTTGCACCTTTAGACGAACACTGGGCACAGGAAGTAATTGAGGAGTGTGCAGCGTTTCCTAATGGACAATACGATGACTATGTTGATTCTATGACCCAAGCTGTGTTAAGATATCGACAAGGTGGATTTGTTTCAACATATTCTGATGATTGGGATGATGATCACATTAAAGTAGAAAAAGAATATAAATATTATTAGGAGTTAACATGACTATAAAAGCTGGAAGCATGTACGATAAAAAATTAAAAAAACAAAGAGAGATGAGAAAAAAACATATGCTTACCGGTGGCCAAGCAAAGATTGCAGCCAAAGCTCCACCACCAAACAAAATTGATGAAAAAGATTTCGCTGTTCTTAGAGAAGAAAAGAAAAAAGTAAAACCAGTTAAAGCTGTACTTGGTTTAGCTTTGGGAGTTTTGGGTGCGAGGGGTGCAAAAAAATTAATGAAGAAAAAATCAACAATGGAACCTGGTGTAACAAGTTCAAAAATGCCAATCAATCTTGTTGAAGAGTATAAGAAAGCAAAAGGTTTACAAAACGGTGGTGTAACAAAAGCAAATCTTGGTTTAATGTTTATGAAAAAAGCAAAAGACAAAGGTGCTAAAGGTATGGAATTTTTATCTCCACTTGCAATGCTTAAAAGATTTTCTGGTAAAAAAGCAGGTGGTGTAATGAAATACAAAAGAGGAAGTGGTCTAGATCTTCCTGTTATAAGTTCAGTAAAACCTGCAGTTCACACAACTAAAAAAGCACAGAAGACTGCTGTGATGAAAGAACAATTTAATAAACAAAAAAGTAGAATGGGTAAGAAACCATATTCTTCAATGGCAGAGATGAGAAAAGCAAAAGGTTTTAAACCTGGAGAGTCTGCTACTGATTTTAACAAAAGAAGAATGGCTTTAGAAGCAGGTAAGAAAGCAGTAAGTGCAACTAGAATTGGTAAAATAGCTTTAGGTGTTGGTGCTGCGGGAGTCGCTGCACAACAATACTTAAAATCTAAAATGAATAAGAAAAAAAATAAAAGCCAAGCTGCAAGACCTGTAACTCAAAAAATGGGTGGTGGCATGATGCAAAAGCCTATGGGTTATAGTACAGGTGGACCATCTGCTGGTTATAAATCTAAAGAAGATAGAAAAAAAGCTGAAAAAAATATTAAACAAGCACGAAGTAAAGAAGGGTTAAGATCTTTCTTATCAAGCGGAAATAAAATAAATCAACCCATGAGAAAAGAAAGATACATGGAAGGTAGAAAAGCAAGACATTCAGCCTTTAAGAAAAAACTTGGTAGAACTGCTGCTGGTATAGCTTCAAGTTTAAACCCTGTCACTACTGCTGCAAGGGTAATTGGAAAAGTCATGGGTAAAGGATCTAAAAAAAGAGATTTTCAAAAAGGTGACTACGGAGATATATCTGTTAAAAAAATGGGTGGTGGCATGATGCAAAAACCTATGGGTTATAGATCTGGTACAATGGTCAAAGCAAGAGGTTGTAAACTAGGCAGAACAAGACCTACTAAAATTACATAGGAGGGACAATGTCCCTGAAGGCAATACTTAAAGCGGGGAAGGAATTACTCAAGGCGAAGAAGCCTTCAGCAACACCGACCACCGGACAACAACAAAGACAAATAACTTACGAACCTAAGCCTTCACAATCACAGGCTAAAGAATTAGTTGAGCAAGAATTAAAAAATCCACCGGTAGTACTTAAAAAAACAAAACCCCTGCAGATGGGTGATGACATGGCACCTGCTTTCGGTTCATCAACATATGACTGGGCTATGAGAATGGGTAGATCTAAGTACACTGCAGATGAGTGGCTAGATCATTTAACATCAACTAGAAAAGTAAATTTTAAAATATTTGGTAAGCCTGCGCAAAAAACTGTCCGTGAACAAAAAAGATTTAAATACGATTCAGGTCCCTTTGCCGGTAAAGAAGTTAGTGTATCCAAAGAAGAATTATTTGATTCCAATTTAGCAGTATTCAATGAGGCAGGAGATTTAACAGGTGGCCTGTTATATGCAGCAAAGAAATTTGGTCTAAAGCTTGATGCTAATGAAGTAGGTGCAATGTTAAAATTAAATCCTATAAATAGATTAAAACCAATTGAACTTGGTGTTAACAAAGGTGCACAGGAAGCCTTTGATGTAGCAGCAAAGAACGCAAGGAATACGGTAAGAGATTTACAAGTTAAATACAAAGATAATATGACTTTAAAACAATCTCTAGATGATTTGCAATACTATTTAAAAGCAGATGAAGGTATTCCAAGTAGATCAGCATTAAGAGATTTAAATGAATCATTAAAAAGTTTTACAAACTCTGGGTTAGTACCTGTAGATGAAAAGAAAGCACTAAACAAAGTCATTGGTGAAATAAACAATAAAGTTGGACCAATGCAGGCTACAAAGACAAGATACGGAAACGAAACTAATTACACATTACAAGGTGGTAAAGATTACCGAGAAACTATATTTACTTTACCAGAAGATATCCCGACCAACGCATCATTAAGAAGTAAAGGTGGACACTTTGGAGATGAGATTGGTGATGTAAATAATATTTATCACATAAGATACGATACAAGGTTCACACCTGATGGCAAAAAAGTATTTATGATTAATGAAATACAATCTGATGTAAACCAAAGTATTGCAAAAAGTATGACCAAAGCCCAACAACTAGCAGGCGAGAAAAGATTAAATCCTTTTAATGCTGATTTAGAATTAAATTTACTTGTTAGCCAACGTGGTAAGATGCTTAAAGATATGGATGATGCGCTTGCTAACAACGAGTTTGGTAGAGTGAATGCAATTAGTTCATCTATGAAAGATATAAATACAAAATTAAAAAGATTAACTACTAGACGAAATACTTACAGTGAT